AGTAAATTCTCCACTTGTCGGAAAAGCAACAATTATCTTTGCTCAACCAAAACAAATCAATGCTGCTGATGCTCAATCCATTGAAATTCGCTTACGTTATTCCCAAGTACGTTTAACTGGTCATGACTTCTTGCAAATTGGCACAGGAAGCAAGGCAACAACTAACTGGCCCGATCAACCAATTCAGCAAGCTGACCAGCAGAATGAAGTTATCGAGGACTTCCCAGGACGTGTTTATTATGTTTCAACTGACCAAGACGGTAATTTCCGCGTTGGTGAATTCTTCACAGTCGAGCAGGCAACAGGTACTGCGACACTTGATGCTAGTGCATTCAACCTAAGTGGTCTTGCTTCACTACGTTTAGGTACTCTTGGTGCTGAGCTTGGTGTTGCTATTAATGAATTCTCATCTGACCCAACTTTAGGTGGAGAATTTGCAAGAGATGGTGCTGTCCCAAGTCAATTAGCAGTTAAGACTTATATAGATAGTCAAAGTGGGTCTGGTGTTGGTAGGGTTGCTCCAACCGTCAGTGTGGTATCTCCAGGTGGATTAACCTCTATTGGTACTACAGCTACAGTAACTTCATTTGGTGCTAATAATGTTTATGTGGGTGACACTGTTATAGTCTCTGGTGCATCTGATGCAAATTATAATGGGGCATTTGAAGTAGTATCAATAGATTTAGCAACAAATTCCTTCTCATACATTATGAATGGGACTGCTGCTTCTCCTGCTACTGGATCAATTGCTGTCGAAAGAAAGCAAAGAGTTAGTAGTGACTTAGAAATCGAAGGTCTTTTTGAGGTTAATCCTACTTGGAATAGTTCTAGCAGTGTAGATGGTCTAGTAATTGATGCAACTGATACGCAGTCTGGTGCTGGCACATCTCTAATTAGAGCTAAGGTAGATGGCACTGATAAATTTACGTTGGATAAAGATGGTAATCTTACACTCACTGGTAGTATTACTGGCGATCTAACAATCACTGGCGACCTCACAGTTAGTGGCTCTCAAACTACTATCAACACAACTGTTTTAACAGTAGAAGATAAAAATGTCGTGCTTGGTGCCACTGGTAGCGCCTCTGATAGCACAGCTGACGGAGGTGGCATCACACTCAGTGGATCGTCCGATAAGACTTTCAATTGGATTAACAATACTGATTCTTGGACATCTTCTGAGCACATTGACCTTGCAGGCACAAAATCATATAAAATTAGTGGAACAGATGTAATTTCTGCAGCTGCTCTTGGTAGTGGTGTTACAGGTTCTTCTCTAACATCAGTAGGCACCATTACATCTGGTGTTTGGAATGGCACTGAAGTCGCAGCAACCAGTGGTGGTACTGGTCAAACATCTTACGCAAAAGGAAATATTCTTGTTGCAACTGATGCTTCGACTTTAGTTAAAGTTGGTGTAGGAGCAGATGGTGAAGTATTAACTGCAGATAGCACTGCTGCTTCTGGGATTACATGGACAGAAGCTTCTGGTGGAGGCGGGATCGTCACGAGCACACTTCCTCTAGTAGATTCGGCATCCCTTAATGTCATCTACACGGGCACTCTGTCATATATGCAGAATACTGCAATGTCGCAGAAGAATGCAACCCAATACATTATGGCAGTAAGTGGATATAATAACCCATCTAACCAAATTTGGTATTGGGCTCAACCATTTAAAATTGATTCAAGTGGCAATGTGACTGCTGGCACTGCTAATCATGTCACAAACAGTTCTGGCACTTCGATGTCAACTGGGTCGATGGGTGAAACATATCCTGGAAGAGTTTCTTGTGTAGGTAGACATTACTGGTCAAATAGCTATTATGTTATGCACTGGTGGGCACATATTACTGGTGATAACACCATGGACATGGGTAGAGATGCACCAGGCGATTACAGCTCAACGATCATGCATCCTCAAACAGGTCATCCATTTGCAACTAGTAGTGGCGGCGATACCTTCCATATGGGATATGGCGGCGGCGGCAGTGGATATACAAGATGGACTTCATCTGATACCTCGATGAGTCACTCAACAGGAGCTATCTTTAACAGTTACAGTAGTACTAGTGGAGGCACTGCTGCCAAGGCAGCTTGGGAACAAACATCCAGTCGTTGTGGAATAGGTTATGAGCACAGAAACAACTCTCCTGGATTCTATTGGACTGAGTATCATGGTAGCAGTTATACTGGTCTTGGGTATGGCACTGAATGCTTCACTACCAATGACGATTATAATTATACTATTGGATGGCAGTCTGCAGACTCATCTAAAGCAGTTTATTGCAATACGAGAAATGGATCAGCAATCACCACTAATTGCCAGGGGTCATTAATTGAGTCTACCTATACATTCAATATGTTTTTCAATAGCGATAACAACATGATGACTGCTGCATCATATAATGCTAACTTCGGTATCAAACCAGGATTATTTGCTACCTCAGCTAACAATGGTGATTGCATAATTTGGAAACTTGAGTTTAATGGAAACAAAGGTTATGGAACACTGAAAGGTGTTTTGAATGGAGTGATACCTCCTGCAAACCAGGGGAGGACAAATGCAACTACTCACTTTAGATTTGGTGGAGCGAATAACGAATTCCTAGTCGTATGTAGTATGAATGGAGTAAATGTGTATGATGCAAGCTCCATGGATATTGCTAATATGTAATTTATAAATAAAAAACAAAAGGAGTAATAAAAATGGCATTCAATAGTTTAGAAGAGTTGCGTGTTGCTAGGGATGAAGCTTTATCAAAAACTGATTTCATGATGCTTGCCGATGCACCAAGACCAGAAGCTTTAACAGATCTGGTAGTAGCATATCGTCAAGAGTTAAGAGACCTACCAGCGAAAGCAGAAGAAGAAGGTTTGGAAGAATTAGAGCTTCCAGAAGTTCCTAATTTTAGTTAAAATAAATATAATTTTTTAAATCTCTCTGTAAAGAGAGATTTTTTATTGATCATAAATAATAAAGAAGGGTCTCTTTGTATTCATGTCCAAATCCAAACCTGCTACAAGGCAAGAATTAATTGATTACTGCCTTCGTAGACTGGGTGCTCCAGTTCTAGAAATTAACGTAGACGAAGACCAAGTAGAAGACTTGGTAGATGAGGCACTGCAGTATTTTAACGAAAGGCATTTTGATGGTGTTGAGAAAATGTTTCTCAAGCACAAAATTACTCCTGCAGATGTAACTCGTTTTCAAGAGAGTAATACCAACACCACTGCTCCAAATGGAGATGTGTGGGAAGAGAGAAATAACTATATTGAAATGCCAGAGCATATTATTGGTGTTGAAAGATTATTTTCTTTTGTTGCTAGTAGTATTCGTGGTGACTTGTTTGGTATCGAATATCAAATGTTTTTAAATGACTTATATGCATTTGGGTCATTAGATATTTTAAACTATTACATGACCAAATCATATCTAGAAACTCTGGATATGGTATTGAATACTGGTGCGTTTATTAAACTCAGATACACCAAAAGACAGAATAGACTCTACATTGATTATGAAGCAAAGAATATGAATGATGACCGATACATCATCGTTGAATGTTATCGTGCATTGAATCCAGCAGACCACACAGCAATTTTTAATGATTTCTTCTTGAAAAGATATTTAACTGCTCTCATCAAAAGACAATGGGGTCAGAATCTAATCAAGTTTAATGGCATCCAACTTCCTGGTGCTGTGTCACTTAATGGCGAAAAGTTATTCTCTGATGGACAAAGAGAGTTAGATGAAATCGAAGCAAAGATGATTTCAGATTACGAATTACCACCACTAGACGCAATCGGTTGATATGGCTAAGAGTGTATACTTTCCCCAGAAAGGGGGCATTACAGGTGAGCAAAGGTTAGTCCAAGATTTAGTTGATGAGCAACTAAAGTTATTTGGTGCTGAGGTTTTCTACATTCCTAGACAGATGCTCATTGATAGAGCACTGCAAGACGTTGTAATGTCCAAGTTTAAAGAGGCATATCTCATTGAGATGTATCTAGTAAACGTGGAAGGTTTTGGTGCTCAGTCTGAATTTATTTCCAAGTTTGGTCTTCGTGTTACCGACGAGATTACTTTTGTCGTATCACAGAGAAGATGGGAAGATGTCATGGCAAGACAATTGAGTCTTACTGTTTCTACAAGACCAAATGAAGGGGACTTGATTTATTACCCACTAACAAATAATTTCTATGAAATTAAATTTGTAGAAAGAGAAACTCCTTTCTATCAGTTAGGAAAAATTTATTACTTCACTATGACTGCTGAAATCTACGAGGCAGGTAACGCTATCTTTGAGACTGGCAATACCAACCTCGATAGCATTGGCAAGGAAAAGAATGCATATGAATTCCCAGTATACCTTGCAGAAGGTGGCACTGGCAACTATGACATTATGGAGAAGGTCCGTCAAATATATACAGACACCGCTGGCAATCAAGTAGAGGTAGATGCAACAGTTGCTGCTTGGGATCCAACTGCAAGAGAGTTAAAACTCACCTATATAAATGGTGATTTAGTAGAGAATGCTAACATCATTGGACAAACCACTGGTGCTACATGGGAAGTTGAATCCTTCTCTACTATTGACATAGATCTTGAGAATAATGACTTTGCTCAAAATCAATATCTTGAGGATTTTGGTGATAATATTATTGATTGGACCGAAGGTAATCCATTCGGTGAGTATGGAAACAAAACGGATAGCTTCTGATGTTAGGGAATCATTTTTACCATTCATGTATTAAAAAAACTGTAGTTGCTTTTGGCACGCTGTTTAACAACATTCAGGTCATTAAGAAAGACCCTGAGACTAATGTTGAGATTGAGCGTCAGAAAGTAGCAGTTGCTTATGGACCAAAGAATAAGTTTCTTGCTCGCCTTGAGCAGAATCCTGAGGTAGGTCGCAAGGTTGCTATTACTCTTCCTAGAATCTCATTCGAGATGACCAATATGGATTATGACCCTTCTAGAAAGACTAGTCCTATTCAGTATTATCTGAAAGAAGATGGGTCTACTACTGGTGCTAAAAAGCAATATATGCCTGTGCCATACAACATTGGTTTTGAAATGGGTATCATTGCCAAGTCACAGGATGATGCTCTACAGATTATTGAGCAGATTCTTCCATTTTTCCAACCAGCATTTACAGTAACAATAAACATGATTCCTGATATGGAAGAGAAGAGAGATATTGCTTATGTCCTCAACTCCATTGATTATGAAGATGATTTTGAAGATGACTTCATGACTCGAAGAAGCATCACTTATACTTTACAATTTACTGCTAAGACATATTTTTACGGTCCTCTTGTCAATGCAGACCTCATTCGTAAGAGTGTTGTGGAATCTTCTATTGGTGACTTGAATCAACATAAGAGAACAATGCGTTATACCACACAACCAAAAGCAAAAACAGACCTCAATGCAGATAATGTTGTAGATGCTGCTGACTCACTATTATTAAACCCAGATGATGACTTTGGATTTAATGAGGGGATTGAAATCTTATGACAAAGTTTGAAAATAATATGGAAGAAATTTTTGATATAGAAGTTTCTGAGGAGACTAAACCTACAGAAATTGTTAAGGAAGAAGAAAACGTTGATGCTACTAAAGATTACCAATATAGCAGAGGAGAGTTGTATAGACTCATCGAGCAGGGTCAAGAGGCAGTACAGGGCGCTCTAGAGGTCGCTCAGGAGTCTGGTCATCCCAGAGCGTTTGAAGTGGCAGTCAATGCCATGAAGCAGGTTGCCGACGTGTCTGACAAGTTGATTGACCTACAACAAAAGATGAAAAACCTAAATAAGGATGAGGATATAAAAGGTCCTTCCTCGGTTACCAATAACGCGATTTTCTTAGGCAGCACTGCAGAATTGCAAAAGATGCTTAAACGTGGGAAGGTCGAAGAATAAAACAGGGATACTAAAATGAACATTGTAAGACCACTTGGTAGAATCACAACCGTCGATGCTTCAACGATTGACGCAGCATATCCTTCTGGCAATGGGGGAGGAGTGATTGGCGCAAAGGAAATTCTCAGAGCAACTACGGTTAAAGTTAATAACGAATCAGACAGTCCTGTTGTAGTAAGACTGGTCCAGGTACAAGTCCTTGATACTTCTACTGGAGAATCACAAAGTATTTTCCAGCAACATAATACAGAGACTTTTAATTATTATGACATGATTGTCAAACCTCATGAAACAGTGTATGTTTCAAAACATGCAACTGCCACGGTACTTGACGACCCCAACGTCCCAACTTATCTAGATACTCCCCAAAGCGGTGGAGAGACTATTCAGTTAAGACTTGCTGAAGGACTAACTGCTGGCACTGGATTTATCTACGTTTCTCCCGTTGCTATTACTGGTTAATTTCTATGAAATCTTTCAAACAACTCCGCACTCAATTAAACGAATATTCTTAATATAGCATGGTTCGTAGAGAACTAGCTGTATCAATGACTGCTATTGAAAGAATAAATAGGCATGTCCAAGGCGACGGTGACCTTGAGGCATGGGTACAATCTAAAATTACCCGCGCCACAGATTACCTTGATACTGTAGCTGATTATATGGATAGTGGAGTAAGCTAACCCTTGGATGTTCCCAGCAGAAACAGAAATGACGGAGCAACCTGGACAGAAAAGTCTGGTAAATTCACCTAAGGTGGACTCTAAGAAGAAAAAAGAAAGTTTTACAAAAGAGAAAATACTGGAAGCAACCCTAAAACACAAAGCAAGAATGTGTGAAACTCCTATAGGTCATCTTTCAGAATTAGAATAACTTGACATAATATTTTGGACCTATATAATACCACTGTAACACGGCGCAATTTATATGGCTGACAAAGAGCTGTCTGATTTGTTTATGAGCAGAAAAGAATGCCCTAAGTGTGGTGCAGTTTGGATTGACGGTCAACACCGTTGGTCTGGCACCGCGGCCAAAGGTAACGAATTGGACTTAGCTGGATTAGTATGCAACAACTACGGTAACGAGCAGTGCATCAATCCAATGAAAGGAAGCGAAGGTGGTGATACTTGGGAGAAACGCCTAGCAGAATTAGAAAGACTTGAATCTGAAGCAAAAGATAAATAACTTTTGTAAGGAACATATTGAAGCATGGCAAACGCCGTATATCTTGGTAATCCCAATTTAAAGAAAACAAACACTGCAATCAACTTCACAAAGAAGCAGGTTGCTGAATTTATTAAGTGTAAAGACGACCCCGTATATTTTACCAAAAACTATATTAAAATTGTTTCTTTGGATGAGGGTTTAGTTCCATTTAATATGTGGGATTTTCAAGAGCAACTAATTAAAAATTTCCACCAAGAAAGATTTAATATTGCAAAGCTTCCTAGACAGACAGGTAAGTCAACTACTGTTGTAGCTTATCTGTTGCATTATGCTCTGTTCAATGACAACGTAAAGATTGCAATTCTTGCTAACAAAGCAGAGACTGCTAGAGAATTGCTATCGAGACTTCAACTCGCATATGAGAATATTCCTAAGTGGATGCAGATGGGCATCATCGCTTGGAATAGAGGCTCTATGGAATTAGAAAATGGCAGTAAAATTATTGCTGCATCTACATCATCTGCATCTGTCCGAGGTAACTCTTTCAACATCATCTTCTTGGACGAATTTGCATTCATTCCAAACCACATCTCGGAGCAGTTTTTCTCGTCTGTATATCCTACCATCTCCTCTGGTAAGACTACCAAAGTTATTATCATTTCCACGCCTAATGGCATGAATATGTTTTATAAACTTTGGCATGATGCTGAGCGTGGAAAGAATAGTTATAAACCTTTGGAGGTCCATTGGTCTCAAGTCCCAGGAAGAGACGCAACCTGGAAAGAGCAAACAATTGCCAATACTTCCCAAAGGCAATTTACACAAGAATTTGAATGTGAATTTTTGGGGTCGGTTGATACTCTCATTACTGCTTCCAAACTTCGCACAATGGTTTATGAAGACCCTATTGTTGATAACAATAAAGGTCTCATGGTATATGAAAATGCCGATGAAGAAAAAGATTATATCGTAACGGTTGACGTATCTCGTGGCACAGACAATGATTATTCTGCTTTTATTGTATTTGACATTACCACACTACCTTGGCGTATTGTAGCAAAGTATAGAAATAATCAAATTAAACCAATTCTATTTCCTAGCATTGTAGACCAGGTAGGAAAAAATTATAATGATGCATATATCTTAATTGAAATTAATGATATCGGAGAGCAGGTAGGTAATATTCTTCATTACGATTTAGAGTATCCTAATATTTTAATGTGTGCAATGCGAGGAAGAGCAGGACAGGTTGTGGGACAGGGGTTTTCTGGATCTAAATCTCAACTTGGTCTTAAGATGTCTAAAGTGACAAAGAAAGTTGGTTGCTCAAATCTCAAGACATTAATTGAGGATGATAAACTTATCATAAATGATTATGAAATCATCGCAGAGTTAACTACTTTCATTCAAAAAAATCAATCGTTTGAAGCAGACGAAGGTCACCATGATGACTTGGTGATGTGTTTAGTCTTGTTTGCTTGGTTGGCAGTCCAACCATACTTCAGAGAGATGACAGATAATGATGTTAGGAAACGAATCTACGAAGAGCAGTCAAATCAGATTGAGCAAGACATGGCACCTTTTGGTTTTGTATTAAATGGTGTTGATGATGAAGAGGCGACCTTTGTAGATAAAGACGGGGAGGTGTGGCATCTAGATGAATATGGAGATTCTGCAACTGATGTTTCTTATATGCTAGGTTTCTGATGGACTTTGATTCTCAGATAAAACTAGAGCATTTACTCTTTAAAGAAAGAAGGTGTAGGTCTTGTAAAGAAAGTAAAGATTTGGTCTCTGAATATTATCTGTATAGGAAATCAAAACCACATCTACCATCATCATATGCATATGAATGTAAAGACTGTGCATCGGAAAGAGTAACTATAACCAGAAAAGAAAAAAACAATACACCAGACATACCATATGATCCTGTCCCTAGATTCGGACCCGATATTTACCCTGATTGGTAAAGAGTTCATGCGTTGTTCCTGCAAAAAAATGACCATCTGAAATACTCATTTGCCTAAATATTTGTAGATTAAAAATGCTTCTACACGGAGATAAACATGGCGGGTCAAGTATCACCTGGAATTGTATTGCGAGAGCGTGATTTAACCAATGCCGTTGCAGTGCCTTCTCAGGCAAATTCTGCAGCGTTCGTAGCGTCCTTTGAAAAGGGACCAGTTGGTGTAATCACTACAATTTCATCCGAATCTGAATTAGTTGCGACATTCGGAAAACCAAATAATAGTAACTACGAAGATTGGTATGTAGCTGCCACCTTCCTATCATATGGCGGCACTCTACAAGTTGTAAGAGTAGAGTCAGCAACTCTAGCAAACGCAGAAGACACTGGCAGTGGCGTCCTTCTAAGGTCAGATGATGACCAGGCAGCACAAGCAGGCACAACTACATACCACTTTGCTGCTCGCACTGCAGGCACACTAGGTAACTCCCTCAAGGTTTCTACCGTTGATGGCACAACTGCTACTTATGCTACTGCTACTTATCACGGCACTGCACTCTGGTCTGCACTAGCACCAGCACCTGCATCTGCTAACATCACTCACGTTGCAGTTATCGATGAAGATGGCGCAGTCAGTGGTGTTGCTGGCACACTTCTAGAGACATTCCTTTATGTTTCCAGAGACGCAGCAGCAGTAGACGGAGAAGGTGCTTCTGCATACCTCCCAACTGTTATCAACAGAAAGTCTAGATACATTTATGCAGATGACCTTCCTGCAGCAGCAGGTGAGTCACTCTCACTATCTGGTGGTGTTGATGATTATGCAGTTGGCATTTCTGGTGTCCAGACTGCTTTAAATCTATTCTTAGATATCGAAAATATCACTGTTGATTTCGTACTCTCTGGTGGTAGCATCACTGGTGGTACCCAACCTGGTGCAGATACTGCTACCAAGCAACTTGCAGCAATCGCGATTGCAGATTCTAGAAAAGATTGTATTGCTTTCTGCTCTCCATACAGAGATTTTGTTTCTCTAACTAGTGCAACTGCACAAAAAGATGCAATCCTCGCACACTACTCTTCTTTTCCAAGCAGTTCCTATTCTGTCTTAGATAGCGGTTATAAGTATATCTACGACCGTTTCAACGATGTTTATCGTTACATTCCATGCAACGGAGACATTGCTGGACTATGTGTCCAGACTTCACTAACAGCTGAAGATTGGTTTTCACCTGCTGGACTCCAAAGAGGAAACTTGAGAAATGCAATTAAACTTGCATACACTCCAACCAAAGCACACCGTGATGAGTTGTATCTCCAAAGAATCAATCCAATCACTTCATTCCCTGGACAAGGTATTGTCCTCTTCGGTGACAAGACTGCACAGTCTACTCCTAGTTCTTTCGACAGAATTAACGTCCGTCGTCTATTCCTCAACATCGAAAGAAGAGTCCAGGCAGCTGCTCGCGGTGTCCTATTTGAATTAAATGACACTACCACTAGAGGGTCATTCTTCTCCACTGTAAATGCTTACATGGAAGAAGTAAAGGCAAAGAGAGGTGTCACTGACTTCTTGGTCGTTTGTGACGAAAGCAATAACACTGCTGACGTTATTGACAGAAATGAGTTTGTTGCTGATATCTACTTGAAGCCATCAAGGTCGATTAACTACATCACCCTAAGTTTCATCGCAACTAAGACAGGTGTTTCCTTCCAGGAAGTCACAGGTCAAGTTTGATTTACAATTCACCAATTAATTACCGTAAGAGGATAAACTAAAATGGCAATTACATCTAATGTAAGCAACTTCTTAAATAATATCAAGCAGGGTGTAAAGAGTAATCTCTTCCTAGTTGAGTTTCAGTGGCCAAGCGTTGTTAGCGATGGTCCTGATAATGACTTAGCAAACATGCTTTGCAAGTCTGCTGCTCTTCCCGCATCAAACTTAGGTGTTATCGAAGTACCTTTCCGTGGTCGCACAGTAAAAATTGCTGGTGACCGCACCTTCGACACATGGACAGTTACTATCATCAATGATAGAAACTTCACCATCCGTCATGGTTTCGAGAGATGGATGGAAGCAATGAATACCCATGTGGGTAACACTGCTGACGCATTTATTCCAGACGGCGGTGGCACTGGTTTCCTTAAGGACTTGACTGTCAAGCAACTTGAGAGAGACTCGACCGATGAAGGTTCAGTGCTCAGAGAATACAAACTCTGGGGTTGTTTCCCAACTAACGTTTCTCAAATCGACGTTGCTTATGATAGCAATGACCAGATTGAGGACTTCACTGTTGAATTCCAGTTACAATACTGGCATGCAGTACAGGGACAAGCAGCCAGCGGCGGCGGAAGTATCGCAAAATAATCTCTATAAATAGAGGTATATAATGTGATATTCTAAAAAATGAGTCAACTTTTCGGATTTTCAATCAATGGGGCCGTCTCTAAACCCAAGGGACAGTCCCCGATTCCTCCGCAGCAAGACGATGGAGTAGCTACCGTAGCTGGTGGCTACTTTGGTCATTATGTGGATATCGAAGGAACAGCGCGTAATGAGTTTGACCTCATTAGGCGCTATCGTGATATGGCGCTACATCCAGAAGTTGATACTGCAATTGACGAAATTGTAAACGAAGCAATCGTTAGTAATGAAGACCAATCTGCTGTGCAGATTGAATTATCAAACCTAGAAGTAGGCGAACCTATTAAGAGAAAGATTCGCAAAGAGTTTGAGTATATTAAAAAACTTTTAAATTTTGATAAAAAAGCACACGAAATTTTCCGTAACTGGTATATCGACGGACGTGTCTATTATCACAAAGTAATTGACTTAGCAAATCCTGGTAAGGGTATCGTAGAATTAAGATACATCGACCCTCTAAAGATTAAAAAAGTCAAGCAAAGAATTCAAGACAGAGAAAAAAAAGCAGCGCAACAACTGGTAGATAGAAACGCAAATCCCCAGTCTGCAACTGCATATGACTTTGGTGAGTATCTAGAATACTACATGTATAATCCAAAAGGATTTATTTCTTTTGCTGGTGGTCCCGACCCCATGCAAGGTGGATTAAAGTTTGCTGCTGATGCTGTTACATTCGCACCTTGCGGATTGATGGATTTAAATAAGAAGATGAATCTAAGTTATCTTCACAAGTCAATCAAGGCACTCAATCAACTCAGGATGATTGAAGATTCTCTTGTTATCTATAGATTATCAAGAGCACCAGAACGTCGTATCTTTTACATTGATGTAGGCAACTTGCCTAAAGTAAAAGCAGAGCAATATCTCCGTGACGTTATGCAGAGATATCGTAACAAACTAGTGTATGACGCAAACACTGGTGAGATTCGTGATGATAAAAAGCATATGTCTATGCTTGAGGATTTCTGGTTACCTCGCCGTGAAGGTGGTAGAGGCACAGAAATTACTACACTTCCTGGTGGACAAAACTTAGGTGAATTGAAGGACGTTGAGTATTTTAAAAAGAAACTTTACAATTCACTCAACTTACCACCTTCACGTCTTACCGATGATAATAAAGGTTTTAATCTTGGTAAGACTACAGAAGTATTACGAGACGAATTAAAATTCAACAAATTTGTTGGAAGACTACGCAAGAAGTTTGCATACGTTTTCCACGATATGCTCAAGACTCAACTAGTCCTCAAGGGTGTGCTCACCCCAGAAGACTGGGAAGAGATGGAAGAAAATATTCAATATGACTTCCTATTTGACAATCATTTTTCTGAGTTACGCGATGCCGAGATTCTAAATACTCGCCTCGATATTCTAATGAAGTTAGACCAATTTGTTGGCAAATATTATTCTACAGAATATATAAGGAAAGAAGTCCTCAAGCAATCTGATATTGTTTACGAGGAAATGGATGTGCAGATGGCGGCAGATATTCAAAAAGGTATTGTCCCAGATCCTGTCCACACCAATGAAATGAATGCAAAGGTATTAGAAATGTCTGCTCAACCCCCTGAGGTACCAGCAGCACCTAGAAATAAAGATTCCGATAAATAATTATCACATACGTTTAAATTAAATGGATACTATTGACATTATTAATGCACTTGCTGCTGGCAATAAAATCGATGCGATGGACAAAATTAATGACCATCTATATGCGAAAGCATCAGATGCGATGAAAGGATATAAAGAAGTCCTAGCACAATCTTATTTCGCAGCTGCGGAAGAAGAAGAAGAGACTACTGTAGAAACACCCGAGGTTACAGAAGAATGAAATTAATCACCGAGAGTATTGAGGACGTTGAAGTCCTAGTAGAAGAATCTAACGGAAGGAAGAATCTCTACATTGAGGGTGTATTCCTTCAGGGCGACGTTAAAAATCGCAACGGTAGAATCTATCCTTTTTCCGTACTAGAGAAAGAGGTTGGTCGTTACAATGAGAGTTATGTCGTCACTGGTCGTGCTCTCGGTGAGTTGGGTCATCCCGATGGTCCTACTGTCAATCTCGACCGCGTTTCCCACAAAATCGTTTCTCTCAAATCCGAGGGTAGCAACTTTAGAGGTAAAGCTCAAATCCTATCAACACCTATGGGTAATATTGCTAAAAACCTTTTAGAGTCTGGCGTTAAACTTGGTGTTTCTTCTAGAGGCATGGGGTCCATCGATGAAAGAAATGGAGCAAGTTATGTCCGCGAAGATTTTATGCTAGCAACTGCTGCTGATATTGTTGCCGACCCATCCGCACCCGATGCCTTTGTAAATGGAATCATGGAAGGTAAAGAGTGGGTCTGGGATAATGGTATCTTAAAAGAATCAAAAGTTGATAAATACAAAAAGTATATTTCCGAAGCAACGCGGAAAAATATTGAAGAGAGGTCCCTCAAAGTCTTTGAGGACTTCATGCTTAATTTATAATTTTAATAAATAACTGTAGAATAAATGTTATAACTGTACAGGGAAAACCAAAATGTCAGATATGTTAAACGAAAAATTTGAGGAATTTATTGCAGAGTCAGGTCAAGACCCTATGCCTGGTGTTGGTGCTAGTGTAGTACCTGGTAACGCAATGTCTAGTGGTTTTATGCAACCATCAAGCACCCAGACAAACACTGCAGTAAACGCTAAGGCTGCTGGCAGAGATCCTATGCCAACAGTTTCACCTTCTGTGGTCCCTGGTCAGTCTGTAGAAAATAACGGTGGGCCCACCTACGAGAAACCTCAAGGTGAAGACGATCCTGGTGCAAAAGCTGCTAAGCATAATAAGAAAGTAGATGATGGTCACGTTACTCGTGACAAGCACCAAGATCCCGCGCCATCAGTTAAATCTTCAGGTTACCAAATTCCTGGTGGTCCTAACGACACCAAAGTAATTGGTATGGAAGAAATCGATTATTCCTCTGAAGAGGATATCGAAGCTCTAGTAGAAGGAGAAGTAATCTCAGAGACATTCAAAGATAAAGCAAAAACAATCTTTGAAGCTGCTGTAAAAGCAAAAATCAATGAGCAAGTATCTTCTATTCAAGAGCAGTATACTACCAAACTTTCAGAAGAAGTAGAAGCAATTAAAGTTTCTCTTTCCGAGAAAGTAGACGAGACACTTAACTATGCCATTCAAAATTGGTTGGAAGAAAATGTAGTTGCCATCGATTCAGGTCTTAAACTTGAAATCGCTGAAAACTTCATGTCTGGTCTTAAAACAGTCTTTGAAGAAAACTATCTTGATATTCCTGCAGACAAAGTTGATGTTGTCGAAGGTATTAATCAAGAGCTTTGTGAGATGGAACAGCGCCTTAACGAACAGGTTGAGCGCAACATTGAATTAAATAATCGCCTTTCTGGACACTCCAAGACAATCATCACGAAAGAGATGAGCGAAGGTCTTGCTGATACCCAGAAAGAAAAACTAGCTTCTCTTGCAGAAGGAGTAGAGTTTGTATCTGAAGATTCTTTCAGAACTCAACTCAAGACTCTTCGTGAGTCATACTTCCCTCAGCAAGTCGCTCCTAAAGCAGAAGTTACCGATGAAACTCCAGTAGAAGGTGAAGGCACTGATGTATCGGCTCACATGCAGTCATACATGGATGCAATTGCTCGCTGGAAGTGAAGTCTAAATAATTACGTCAACCCATTTTCCTAAAAAAACATTCGGAGTTAAAAATGTTTAACGCTCAAAATCTCCAGGAAAAGTGGGCACCTGTTCTTAACCATTCGGGTCTCTCTGAGATTTCCGATTCACATAGAAAGGCTGTTACCGCTGTTATCCTTGAGAATCAAGAAAAATTCATGCGCGAAGAGCGCGGCGTCCTTAACGAAGTTGCTGTAAACTTCGCTGGCGCATCCAACATGACTGGTGGAGCTGCATCGACTGGCGCTATCGCTGGTTTCGACCCTGTGCTCATCAGTCTAATCCGTCGTGCAATGCCTAACTTGGTTGCATATGACATCTGTGGTGTCCAGCCTATGTCTGGTCCTACAGGTCTCATCTTTGCAATGAAGGCGAAGTACGAGAATCAAGGCGGCGAAGAAGCACTATACAACGAGCCTGATGCAGGTTTCTCTGGTGGCTTTGATGCTACTAAGGGTGCTTATGATGTCCGTGGTCGCGATGGTGGACAAGGAGACATGGAGGGTAACAACCCTGCAGTCCTTAATGATTCCCCTGCTGGCAAATACGAACTAGGTAGCAAGCTTTCTCGCGCTGAGTCTGAAGAGTTGGGCGAAGCAGGTAAACTGTTCCGCGAGATGGCATTCAGCATCGAGAAGACCTCGGTGACTGCTAAGTCTAGAGCACTCAAGGCAGAATACACCCTAGAGCTTGCACAAGACCTTAAGGCCATTCATGGTCTTGACGCTGAGCAAGAGCTAGCAAACATTCTCTCCTCTGAGATTCTTGCTGAAATCAACCGCGAAATTCTTCGCACAGTATACGTCGTTGCTAAGCCTGGTGCTCAGCACAACGTTGCAACCCCTGGCACATTTGACCTTGATGTTGACTCCAACGGTCGTTGGATGGCAGAAAAATTCAAGGGTCTTCTATTCCAGATTGACCGCGATGCAAACGCAATCGCTCAGGAAACCCGTCGTGGTAAAGGCAACTTCATCATCTGCTCTGCAGACGTTGCTTCTGCTCTTAACCTCACTGGCGCTCTTGACTACGCTCCTGCTCTCAGCACTTCAATGAGTGTTGATGACACTGGTAACGTATTTGCTGGCACCCTCAACGGTCGTGTTAAGGTCTTCATCGATCCATTCGGTGGTCCTTCTTACACCCAGAGCACTGCTTCCAAGCACTACTACACCATGGGTTACAAGGGCACCTCGCCTTATGACGCAGGTCTCTTCTATTGCCCATATGTCCCCCTCCAGATGGTCCGCTCCATTGGTCAGGACACCTTCCAGCCCAAGATTGGCTTCAAGACCCGCTACGGCATGGTCGCAAACCCATTCGTAACTACAGACGGCAACTACGGTTCCGCACCTGCTGGCGAGGCAATGAATGCCAACACCAACCAGTACTACAGAAGAGTACAAATCAAAAACATCAACTGATATCAGTTGTTGGTTTTCCCCATCAGACCTCCCGAAATGGGGGTCTTTTTTTATGACCTAAATAAAAATAAAACAAAATGGCACAGAGTAAGTGGTATTCAGAGCAACCTAAGAATAGAAACTTTCTCGCTCCAGTCGGATTTCGATTAGACTTGGAGATATTTCCTGGCATAGAATTTTTCTGTCAACGTGCCAACATCCCTGACCTCACATTACCATTCACAGAAGTCCCGACCAGATTTAGGTCTTTCCCTATTGCAGCTGCTGGTGGTATTGAGACAGGTGATTTAAATGTTACTTTTATTATTGATGAAGACCTAGCAAACTATGCCAGCGTTTATAACTGGATTAGAAAAAATGGTCTTTATGAAGAGCATAGTAATGAAGAAGCACAATATTCCAATGCTAGATTAGAAATTACAACTAGTAATTATAATGTTGCTGCATACTGTAACTTCGACAATGTATTTCCTGTATCACTATCGGATGTCCAATTTGATGTCGGAGACCAAGACCAAGAATACTTTACTGCACAAGCGGTTTTTAAATACACCAGTTTTGAATTACGAAACACCTTAAATACTAAACTATGAAATTTGCTGAATTGAAAACCCTCTTTGATAATGTAAAAGCACAATGGCAAGAAGACTCACAAGTTGACTTCCAATTTAAAAACAAACAATACACAGAAGACCTAGCGCAGCTTTCGCTTAACATTCCTTATCAACATAATAAATACTTAAACTACTACAACGATTTCTCAACAGAAAAGAGTGCGTTGGAGTTTCAATACAGAATTAAAGTTAGAGAAAAAAGAGAGTATTACCAAGGAGAAGCAGACCCTGCAGTCTATAAAGAAAAACCTTTTGGGCAATCAATCAAAACATCTGAGAAGATGAAAGTCTATCTAGAATCAGATGAAGATTTAATTAACATTGAGATGAAGATAGAGTTTATTAGTAAGGCACTTTTCTACTTAGACCATATCTTAAAAATGGTATCAAATAGAAGTTTCCAAATTAAAAACGCTATCGAGTGGGAGAAATTTATTAACGGAAACTGAAATGTCTATTTTAATTAAGAAAAAAAATGAAGTCTTTATGACTATCAATGCGGATCCTGGTATCCACATGGAGTTATCTGACTACTTTAGCTTCGATGTGCCTAATGCAAAATTTATGCCACTCTATCGCAACAAAATGTGGGATGGTAAAATTCGTTTGTATTCTCCTGGCACGGGTGAATTGTATTGCGGTTTAGCAGACCATCTTAGAGAATGGGCATCGTTTAAAAATTATGATTTGTCTTTTGAAAGCAATGATTATTACGGTCACGTTGATGATAAAGACCCACTCGTCTCTCTTGAGGGTGTGAAATATTTTATGAATAAAATTTGTGTTAAGCACAAACCAAGAGACTATCAATACATGGCAGTTTACGAGGCATTAAAAAATCACCGTAAACTTTTGCTGTCTCCTACAGCATCTGGAAAGTCTCTGATGATTTATTCTTTGGTGCGTTATTATACTGGTCTACAGAAACGTATTCTTATTATTGTCCCCACAACATCTTTGGTGGAGCAGATGTATTCTGACTTTGCTGACTATGGATGGGATGTAGAAGAGTATTGTCACAAAGTATATGGTGGCAAGGATAAGAATACTGATAAAAATGTAGTCATCTCAACTTGGCAATCTATATACAAGTTTCCTAAAAAATACTTTGATGACTTTGAATGTGTCATTGGCGATGAGGCGCACCAGTTTAAGTCTAAGTCACTGACTGGTATCATGACAAAATTACATCAGGCAAAGTATCGCTTTGGTTTTACAGGCACACTTGATGGGTCTGCTACACATAAGTGGGTGCTAGAAGGATTGTTTGGTCCTTGTGCTCAAGTTACTAAGACTGACAGACTTATTAAAGAAGGTCACTTGGCAGAGTTTAGAATTAAAATTTTATTGTTGGAGCACGAACCTCAGACATTCTTTACCTACCAAGATGAAATTGATTATCTTGTGGAGCATAAGAAAAGAAATAATCTAATTAAAAACCTAGTCACAGACTTGAATGGTAACACTCTAGTATTATTCAACTACGTTGAAAGACATGGTATGCCTTTATATGAAAGCATAAATAGTAACATAGGTAAAACCAGAAAGGTTTTCTTCGTTTATGGTGGAGTAGATACTGAAGAGCGTGAGGAGATCAGACGTATTACTGAGCGTGAAAAAGATGCTGTAATCATTGCTTCCTATGGCACATTCAGCACAGGTATCAACATTAAAAAATTACACAACGTCGTTTTTGCATCACCGTCCAAATCAAGAGTAAGAAACTTGCAGTCAATTGGTAGAGTGCTGCGAAAGGGTGAAGGAAAAAGTTTGGCAACGTTGTATGACATTGCAGATGACATTTCCGAAAAACCATATAAAAATTACACACTAAAACATCTTGAGGAAAGAATTAATATCTACCAAGAAGAAAACTTTAATTATGAAGTAATTAAAATTAAAGTATAATATGGAAGAAGAATTCTATGCATCGATAAAATTAATGTCTGGCGAAGAAATCGTTGCAAAGGTTTCTTACGACAACGATGAAGATGTACTGATTATTGAAAATCCCCGCACGGTACATGTGATTGAAATGAAGAGAGGTAAATCAAATTTGAAAGGATTTACTTTTAATGCATGGATGGCAGCAACTTATGATGAAACGTTTATTATTAAAAAAGACCACATCCTTACAATTACAGAATTAGATACAAAAATACAAAAGTTTTATAAACGTTTTTTACAAAAAGAAAATGGAGATGTTGCAGAATCTACTAGAGTAGATATTAAACAACAAAAAGGATATATGTCTACAGTAAAAGAATCACGTAAGTACTTAGAAGATCTATATAATAGAAGCTAATAATCTTTGAAACGCTACATCGCTAATTATACAGAGATTTGAAGGTCTTGTCAAGTCCCTTGCATTTTCTTGAATAAGGTGTTACAATACAAACAAGGCAAATGCAATATAATGGCAAGAAGAAAGACAGAAAACTATGTAAACAACAGAGACTTCTTAGACGCTCTAATGGTTTACCGCAAGGAAGTTGCTGAAGCAGAAGCAAACGAGCAACCGAAACCTCGTGTACCACCTTATGTTGGAGAGTGTTTTCTTAAGATTGCAACACACTTATCATATAAACCAAACTTTGTAAATTACATGTTTCGTGAAGACATGATTTGCGATGGTATTGAAAACTGCTTACAATACATTCATAATTTTAATCCAGAAAAGTCTACTAATCCTTTTGCATACTTCACGCAAATTATTTACTTTGCCTTTCTTCGCCGCATCTCTAAAGAAAAGAAACAGTTAGAAATTAAAGCAAAAATTCTAGAGAAGTCTGGGTTTGATGAAGTTTTGCATACAGATAGTTATACAGGTGACATGGCAGGTTATAGTAGTAGTTCCTCTGACTTGAATAGTATCAAAGAGTCCCTTGAAATTAGATACAAACGATGATTGCTCTTATCACTGACCAACACCTAGACGGAAGAAAAGGTAGTGTTGCTTTTTGGGAATACTTTAAAAAATTCTATGATGATGTTTTCTTTCCTACCTTGGAAAAGAAAGGAATCAAAAACATCATTGACCTAGGTGATACATTTGACAATAGAAAAAGTATTGACTTTAATGTATGGAGTCGTGTACGACAGTATTACTTTCAGCGTCTTGAGGACATGGGTATTACAGTCCACATGATTCTTGGTAATCATTGTGTATATTATAAAAATACTAATGAGGTAAATTCTCCCGATTTGCTTCTAGATAGTTTTCATAACATTAATGTTATTTCTACTGCTCGTGAAGTTACAGTAGAAGGACGAAAGATTCTTATATTGCCTTGGATTAATTCTGAAAACAGAGAAAAAACATTCAAGGTGATTGAGGAAAGTGATGCTGAAATTTGTATGGGACATCTTGAGCTCAATGGATTTGAAGTTACTCCTGGCATGAGAATGGAGCATGGAATGGATTCTAAAATTCTTTCTAAGTTTAAGCAAGTATTTTCTGGTCACTTTCACCACAAGTCCAAGAAAGGTAACATTCAATATCTTGGTAATCCTTATCAACTGTATTGGAATGACTATAAGGATGAAAGAGGATTTCATCTTTGGGACCCCGACACTACTAAACTTACTAGAGTCAAGAATCCTTACGAGATTTTTCAAAAGGTTTTCTATAACGAAACTACAGAGTCACATCTAGAGTTTGACCTTGACAAGTGTAATCATTCATTTGTTAAAGTCATAGTCGAAGATAAAAAAGACTATCAAGAGTTTGAAAAGTTTGTTGAGAATGTTTATTGTAAGAAACCACATGATGTAAAAATTATTGAGACTTTTGTAAATGACACATTCTTAGAAGACGATGACAATGTAGAAGTTAAAGATACATTGACTTTGCTCAACGAATATATCGATGAAGTTGACCTAGCAGTCAACAAAGATAAACTAAAATCTCTCATGCGGTCCCTATATATTGAGAGTTGTGAGGTAGTATAATGTTTCTCATCACCCTCAAGGACCAACCTGATGGAGTCTATTCTCTAATATCAGAAGAGGGTGAGCAGGTCATCTTTTTCTTTGAAGAGGAAGATGATGCCGACAGATACCTCATGCAACTAGAGCAACACGATGACCACCAAGACCTGGCAGAAATGGTAGTTGTTGAGGTGGACATTGACATTGCATCAAAAGTGTGTGAAGATAAAGGTTACCACTATACTGTGGTAACATCCGATGACGTGATAGTGCCACCCGACGATTTATGATTATTTTTGAAAACCTAAAGTGGAAAAATTTTCTTAGCACTGGCAACCAGTTTACTGAAGTTAATCTAGCGCAAGAGAAGAGCACTATCATTGTTGGAGCTAATGGTGCTGGTAAATCTACAATCCTAGACGCACTCACCTTCGCGTTGTTTGGAAAACCCTTTCGTAAAATTAACAAACCTCAACTTCTTAACTCCATTAATCAGGGTGAGTGTTTTGTTAATCTTAACTTCAATATTGGTAGGAATAAATATGAAGTGACGAGAGGTATCAAACCTTCGTTATTTGAAGTAAAGCAGAATGGTGTAGCATTAAATCAAGACTCGTCTGTTAATGACCAGCAGAAAAATTTTGAGCAAACCATTCTCAAAATGAATTATAAATCTTTCACTCAGATTGTTGTATTAGGGTCATCTACTTTTGTGCCTTTTATGAGATTGCCGCTGGCAGCACGAAGAGATATCATTGAAGACATTCTAGACATTCAAATTTTCTCATCAATGAATGTCAACCTGAAAGATAAAATCAGAAACATTAATGATGAATTAAAAGACCACGAATATAAACTGTCCCTTGTCAAAGAGAAAATTGACATGCAGAAGACGTTTATGCTCGACATTGAAAAGAAGAATAAAGAAGACATCCAGGAAAAGGAATCTCGTAAGGAGCAATTCTTAACAGAGGCTTTAGGTTATGAAACTGAGATACTCAATAACGACAAGGAAATCGACACTAAGAGCTCTGCCATGGCAGACACGCAGAAAATTAAAAAGACGATATCTAAAATCGAAACACTCAAGAATAAAATCTCAACTAAAAAAAACTCATACACAAAAGAGAAATTATTCTTTGAAGAAAATGATTCTTGTCCGACATGCGGTCAGGGAATTGAGGAGCATTTCAAACATGAGAAGGTCTCGCTTCTCTCGGATAAACTTGCTGAGGTGGAGAAAGCAATGTTTGATTTGGGACAGCAACTTTCCGATCTCCAAAGTCAAGAGGATTACTTTATTCTTTTAATTGATGAAATCAACAATATCAATTCAAAGAATAGACAATTAAAGAATGACATTAACTCACTTCATAGACGAATTGAAGACTTGGACCGAGACATCAGAAAACTTAGGGATACGGATGTCAATCAACGGGAGCAGTTTTCAATTCTTAAATCCCTCGATAACAAAAGCAAAGAGATACAAGAAGTCATCTCGAAAACCAAAGAGGAAAAAGATTGTTTCACCACAGCAACGCAACTTCTTAAAGACTCGGGCATCAAAACGCGCATCATCAAAAAATACCTCCCGACGATGAATAAACTCATTAATGAGTATCTAGATAAAATGGAATTCTCCTCAAGTTTTATGCTTGATGAAAATTTTTCCGAAGTAATTAAATCACGTTATAGAGATGAGTTTAGTTATGAAAGTTTTAGCGAAGGAGAGAAAGCTCGTATTGATATCGCTTTGTTGCTTACTTGGCGTTCTATTGCTAAGCTCAAGAATTCTGTGGATACTAACCTCCTTATACTAGATGAAATTTTTGATGGGTCTCTTGACCAATCTGGTAACAGTGACCTTGGTTGGATTCTAAAAACGTTTGATGACAAGACAAATGTATTTGTCATTTCACACCGTGACAATATGGCAGATAAATTTGACCGATGTCTGCGATTTGAGAAGCATAAGAATTTCTCATACGTCACAGAAGAAACAACAACATAACTTATAGGGGGTTGCTTAGCGGCGACCCCCATTGTATTATAGGTCTATAAACGCAAGAGACTGATGCTCAACCTGGAAGTCAAAGGAAATCTAGCTCGCCTGCTCGCTACCGAGAATTTGGTAGTGGAGCACCGTAACGTAGAGACTGCCATGTTTAACGTTGTTGACCGTGTGTTGACCTTGCCTATGTGGAAAGCAGCGAGTGCTGATGTATATGACATGCTGGTGGGTCATGAGGTCGGTCATGCTCTCTACACACCACAGAAGTTTGGACATGACTATGGTGTCCCTCAGAGCTACATCAATGTGGTTGAGGATGCTCGTATCGAGAAACTGATGAAGCGCAAGTTTCCTGGTCTGTCTCGTAACTTCTATACGGGATATAGAGAGTTGCATGACGACGATTTTTTTGGTATTGGTGGACGTGACCTTGAATCTTATACTCTGATTGACCGTATCAATCTCCATTTCAAGATTGGTGCCTATTCTCCCATGCCATTCTCTGCAGAAGAGATGGAGTTGGTTGACTTGGTTGCTGATGCTGAGACCTTTGAGGATGTTGTGGAAGCAACTCGTCGCATCTTGGCATACACCAAAGAGGGGGAAATGGATAAGGTTGCTTATATTCCTGACGCTGAAGAGATGGGCAATCCTTCTCCCATGGCACAGGATGGTGACTCCATGACTCATGAAGAAATGATTGAGGAAGCAGCACGTCGTGAGAGTGCTGATGCTGAGGAGACTGGTAGTGAGGGCACTCCTACTACTGGAGCAGGAGACCTTGGTGGTGAATTTAAGTCCGAGACTGACGCTGCATTTAATGAGTCTGCTAAAGACTTGACTTCTAAAGAATATGGTGAAACTCATTATGTTGAGATGCCACCTCTTGATATTGAGACCTTTGTTGTCTCTAACAAGACTGTCATGAAAGATTGTGAGGAATGTTACGCTGAGCAAGCTGCTGGTAGTTTTGATTATGCTGATGATGATTACATGAAGTTTCGCAAAGAAGCACAGAAAGAAGTCAACTATCTGGTCAAAGAGTTTGAGATGAAGAAGTCTGCAGACCAGTATGCTCGCGCCACCACTGCAAAAACTGGTGTGCTCGACACATCTAAACTTCATACTTTCAAATGGAATGAAGACCTTTTCAAAAAGATTAGCGTTGTCCCCGATGGTAAGAATCATGGACTGATTTTCGTGCTTGATTGGTCTGGGTCTATGGGTGGAATTCTTCGGAATACTGTCAAGCAACTTTTCAATATCGCATGGTTTTGTAAGAAGTGTCAAATTCCTTTTGATGTCTATGCATTCACTAACAACTATTGGGTTGACCGTATCTTCAACTATCGCGATAAGCTTTACGAAACTTCTCCTCCTCACCATGACCAAGTTGATGGATATATCGAAATTCAATCAAACTTCCGTATGCTAAATATGGTTTCCTTTGATGGAAAGAGTGGCAAGAATCTTGAGAAGCAATTGAAAAACTTCTGGCGTATTGTTGGTGGTAACGTCATGTATTGTGGTTACAGGAATCCTGTTGGATATGGTCTCTCTGGCACTCCTCTTAATGAGGCAGCAATCTCTCTGACTGCTATCATCCCTGACTTCCTTAAGCGCAACAAAGTCCAGAAAACTAACGTTGTGATTCTCTCTGATGGTGAGGCACAGTCAATCTCTTACAATCGTAAGTTGCACTATGGTGGTGAAGATAAGATGGGTCGTCGTCCCATTGAGCATGATTGTGTCCTGCGTGACCGTAAGACTGGTCGCGTCTACCCTGCCTTTGATGGTGGTTATTACAGCAGCGGCGACCTGACCACCAGCACCTTTCTTGATGCTGTCCGCAATAGGTTTCCTGATATCAACTTGATTGGTATTCGTCTTCTCAACGGTCGTGCTCTCAACACTGCTATGGCATGTGGTAAGTGCGATACTTCTTACGAGAAAGTCCAGAGGCAGTGGAAGAAAGAGAAGACTGCTGCAGTGCCAGAATTTAATGGTTATCAAATGATGTATTTCATGTCTGCTAATGACCTACATGATGACGACACTGGCATCGATGTCCCAGATGATGCTACTAAAACTCAAATCAAGAATGCATTCAAGAAGTCCCTCGTCAAGAAGGGAGTCAATAAGAAGATGCTCTCTTCTTTTGCAACCATGGTCAGTTGAGGCACTGTCCTCACTGGACATAAATAATCTCCAACTTGCTCTATAATAACTACATCAACGAAAGGCACTCAATGGCACTCTCTGCTGAATTTATCAGCGCATCTCTCGCTGACCTCTATGGCAACATCATCAATGCATCTAATATTCATGACTGGTGTGTTGGACAAGATGTTACCTATCAAACTGTAACTAAAAAAATTGACCAATACAAAACTGGTCGCGGTCAGTGGAATCTCACTATTGTTGAGCAACTTGAGCAGTCTATTCAATCTCCTGTGAAAGAAAACCTTATCCCCGAGAAAGATGATACCTTCGTCAGCTTTGGCAGTTTCAGTGATGTTAAAAAAATTATTCAGTCCCGTCTATTCTACCCTGTCTTCATTACTGGTCTATCAGGTAATGGTAAGACCTTTGGTGTAGAGCAAGCATGTGCTCAATTGGGTAGAGAACTTATTCGTGTAAACATTACTATTGAAACTGATGAAGACGATCTTATTGGTGGGTTTCGCCTTGTGGATGGGGCAACTGTTTGGCATAACGGACCTGTCATTGAAGCACTTGAACGAGGAGCAATCTTGCTACTCGATGAGATTGACTTGGCTAGTAACAAAATCCTATGCCTCCAACCCATACTTGAAGGTAAAGGGTTGTTCCTCAAAAAAATCGGTAGGTTTGTCAGACCTGCGGTAGGATTCAATGTTGTTGCAACTGCAAATACTAAAGGTAAAGGCAGCGATGACGGTCGTTTTATTGGCACCAATATTCTTAATGAAGCATTCCTTGAGCGATTCCCAATCACCTTTGAGCAGTCATATCCTACTGCAAAGGTAGAGTCTGACATCCTGCGTAAGGTTGCTGAGCAACTTGACTGCTATGATGCTGACTTTGTTGACCGCTTGGTTGCTTGGGGTGAGATTATTCGTAAGACCTTCTACGATGGTGGCGTGGATGAAATCATCTCCACCCGTCGCCTGGTGCATATTATCCGTGCATTCTCTATCTTCAAGAAGCGCAGCAAAGCAATTGAAGTTTGTGTCAATCGTTTCGATGATGAAACAAAGTCGTCATTCCTTGAATTGTATGCTAAGATAGATGCATCTGTTACTGAAACTGATGTATGATGACCTTCCTCGCCACACCCTCGTCCGTAAAAAAGATGGGGGTATTTTTTTGATTAAGTGTAAAATTAATCAAATATTTGGCAACAAACCAGTGCCCTGCTATATTGGACACCAATATCTGGACCAGGAGGCTATTGACTATGCTCCAGGGACATGTTATATTGACAGTATTGACCACGTTATTAATTATGAATCCACACCAATGGAAGTACAATGAGGAAGAAATCCTCAATGAGTTGAAGGAATACATTACTTCAACTTACAACCAGCACTATTCTACTGGCACTGACAAAATCCAAACCCTCGACCTTATTGAAGCATGTGGTGATGGGGAAGCATTCTGTAGAAGTAACATCTTGAAGTACGCTTCTCGGTATGATAAGAAGGGCACTGCCCGCCGAGACCTTATCAAGATTCTCCACTATGCAGTCCTGCTACTGCACTTCAATGATAAAAATGCACAACGTGAAGACTACAACCAATGAGTAACATTGCCCTTTCAAAGACCACAATTGAAATCCTTAAGAATTTCTCTACAATCAATACATCGATTGTAATCAAAGAGGGTAACGTCCTTCGCACTATTAGTAATGAGGAAAACATTCTCGCTACTGCTAAGGTGGAAGAAGTGTTTCCACAAACGTTTGCTATCTATGACTTGAATCAATTCCTAGCAGGTCTTTCTCTGTTTGAGAATCCTAGTCTAGTGTTTGACAATGATGATTACTTGATTATCAAGTCTGGTCGCTCTCGTGTGAAATACTATTTCAGTGACCCTGAAATTACTCTCAAGACTGCACCTGATAAGAAGGTAAATTATCCTGGGTCTGATGTTACCTTCTCTTTGTTTGCTAGTGACTTGTCGTCACTCAACAAAGCATCTAATGTTTATAAACTTCCTGACTTTGTAATCAGCACAGACAATGAGATTCTTCTTTCTGTCTGTGACCTTGAGAATGATACTTCTCACGTCTATGATGTGACAGTAAAGGGTGACTTTGAAGGTAATCATAACCTCCACCTAAAGGTTGAGAATCTTCGTCTCATGCAAGGTGACTATACTGTTGGTGCTTCTAAACATCTCATTACTGAGTGGAAACATACTGATATCGATTTGAGTTATTATGTTGCACTAGAACCTTGAAGCACATCTTGTTTACTCTGAGAGGTTGTCCCTTTTCACTTTGTGATGATGAGGCACATATTCGTAACGTGCTTACCAATGCTGCTACAATATCTCTGAGTACTTTACTAGATGTATCTTCCCACAAGTTTGACCCTTATGGGGTAACTGCTGTGGCACTTCTTGCTGAATCTCATATCAGCATCCATACCTGGCCAGAGAATGGTATGGCAGTATGTGATGTATTTACTTGTGGAGACCATACAAATCCACGAGCTGGTGCCACATACATGTATGAAGCACTGGGTGCAACAGATATTGTATCCGAAATTTTTACTCGACCTTTTTATAATGAATGATTTTTTGTGGGTAGAGAAGTATCGTCCTCATACAATTGAGGACTGTATTCTCCCTTCTTCTTTGAAGAAAGTATTTACTGGATTTGTTGAGCAGGGAGAGATTGCAAATCTCATGCTCTCTGGTCCTCCTGGAGTTGGAAAGACTACGGTTGCTAAATCACTATGTGAAGAGTTAGGTCTTAGTTATATTGTTATCAATGGTAGTGATGAAGGTCGCTTCCTGGATACCATTCGCACTAAAGTCCGTAACTTTGCTACTACTAAATCTTTGGTTGGTGGTGGTGCTCATAAGGTGGTTATTATTGATGAGGCAGATAACACTACACATGACGTGCAATTATCTCTTCGCACTTTTGTGGAAGAGTATCATAGTAATTGTCGATTCATCTTTACTTGTAACTTCATCAATAAAATTATTGAGCCGTTGCACTCACGCTGCACGGTGGTTGATTTCCGTATTAAACAGGCAGAGCAGCAGAAACTCCAAGTGCTATTCTTCGACCGCTTGAAGGGCATCCTAGACGCCTCTGGGGTGACCTATGAGGATAAAGTCGTAGTCAAACTTATTCAGCGTTACTACCCTGACTGGCGTCGTCTCTTGAATGAGGCACAGCGTCACTCTGCAGGTGGGTCTCTGGATTCTGCTGTGCTGTGTGATATTGCAGATGTCAATCTAGATGAATTGATTCGTGCGATGAAGAATAAAGAGTTTACTACGGTGCGTAAGTGGGTAGTAAACAATATGGATAGTGACCCTAATATTATTATGCGTAAAGTGTATGATAATCTGATTGACTTTATTGAAGGGTCTACGATTCCTCCTGCTGTCTTGGTGCTTGCTAAGTATCAGTATCAGGTTGCTTTTGTTGCTGACCAGGAAATCAATCTCTTGGCATGTCTTACTGAATTGATGGTGGAGTGTAAATTCAAATGAAATCTTTTAAAACACCCTTACGCTACCCAGGTGGCAAGTCTCGCGCCTGTGTAAAATTGGCACAGTATATGCCAGACATGAAACAATATAAAGAGTATCGTGAGCCATTCCTTGGTGGTGGTAGTGTTGCACTATATGTGACAAAGCAACATCCTCACCTAGATATCTGGGTGAATGATTTGTATGGACCTCTTTACAACTTTTGGAAAGAGTTGCAATATAATGGTCAGGCACTTGCTGAGCAACTGAGACAATGTAAGATTGATAACCCAACTCCAGACACTGCTAAAAATCTTTTTCTAGAATCAAAGGAGATTATTAATGAAGATTCCATATCCAATTTACGTCGCGCTTGTAGTTTCTACATTGTTAACAAGTGCTCTTTTTCTGGTCTCACTGAATCCTCATCCTTCAGCAAACAAGCGTCAGAAAGCAATTTCTCAATGCGTGGAATTGATAAACTCACTGGATATTCGGGACTGATTGAAAATTGGAAAATTACTAATCTATCTTATGAAGAGCTCCTCACAGATAACCGAGACGTATTCACATACCTCGACCCCCCATATGATATTAGAGATAACCTCTATGGAAGGCGGGGCGATATGCACAAGTCCTTCTGTCATGACACCTTTGCTAGCGACTGTGATAGGTTTGCTGGTAATCAACTTATATCTTATAACTCGTCTCAACTTATTCGTGAGAGGTTTGAAGGGTGGAGAGCAGGAGAATTCAACCTCACCTACACCATGAGGTCTGTAGGCGACTACATGAAAGACCAGAATGAAAGAAAAGAATTAGTATTATTTAATTATGACTGCACCAACTCTCTCCCAGATTCTCTACACAATTAATCAGTCGAAGAAGCATCTGTATGATACAGAGGAGGATGTTAAGTCATATCCACCTTTCATTGTAAATAAGTGTCTGTCTGGATTTTTAGATACAGTACTGTATGCGAATGAAATGAATATGAATTCTCATCTAGACAAGAAGATGCAGTATGACTTTTTTATAAATAGTATCACTCCAAGAAAGAGATTCTCGCCTTGGGAAAAAAAGTCTTCAATTGATTGTCTTGATGCAGTCAAAGAATATTATGGGTATAGCACCGATAAAGCTTTGCAAGCGTTAATGATTTTAACTAATGAGCAACTTGAAGAGATTAAACGCTTAGTAAATAAAGGTGGTAGACGATGACAACTGACATTGAAGTTAAGTGGAATCAATCTGATATGATTGAAGTGACTCTTAATGAACCTGATGATTTTTTGAAGGTTCGTGAGACTCTTACTCGTATCGGAGTGGCATCTAGGAAAGAAAGGATTATCTATCAATCCTGCCATATTCTGCATAAGCAAGGAAAATATTATATTGTTCATTTCAAAGAGTTGTTTGCTTTGGATGGAAAGAAGACTAACTTATCGTTGAATGATACTCAACGTAGAAACAGAATTGTCCAACTACTTTCTGATTGGGGATTAATTGCAGTATCTAAACCTGAATTAATTTCAGACGTTGCACCCATAAACCAAATTAAAGTCCTTGCCTTTAAAGAGAAGGAAGAGTGGACTCTTGAAAGTAAATATAATATTGGTCGCAAGAAAGTAGAAGCAACCGAATAATTTTGTGGGGGAAATTACACTCCCATTTTTTATGTTCTCTAATAAATATTTGCATGGATGCCTTCGGGGTCCTTTCTATAACTCGCTTTTTTCAAGGAGAAAGAAAATGCAAAAATACGCCTGGGACATTTATGCTCCCTTTGGAGTTGGTTTGGATACAGTATTTCAACGATTAGATTCGATGACTGGACATAATACAAACTACCCGCCCTATAATATCATCAAGCATGATAACAGTAACTACGAAATTGAAATTGCTCTTGCAGGATTTAAAGCAGAGGAGATTGAAGTCACTACAGAATCTAACATTCTCCGAGTTGCCAGCAGACATCAGAAAACAAATTCTGACATCAGCTATGTCCACAAAGGATTATCAAAACGCTTTTTCAACAATTCATGGCAACTAGCAGATGATGTAAAAGTAACCGATGTTAAATATATTGATGGACTGTTATCTGTTTCTCTAGAGAAAATTATTCCAGACCATCAGAAAAAAGTTACATACAATATTGGCGAAGCGGTAACTTCAGACCAACAATTTTTAACTGAATAAATAAATCGTATCGTCGCCGCATGGGCAGGTTGGTCACAGTCAACCCTTGCCCATTTTTTTTATCTGTGGTATAATAAAACGTAAGTAAGAGGTTATTATGGTCCCAAAAATTTTAGTATTCAAATCTGGAGAGCGTGTCATTGCTGGCACTTCTGAAATGACTGACAAGAAAACTGGCAAAGGTATTTGCTTAAATATTAAGTGTCCTTATATTCTTACACTTAATCCAAAATCAGAAGATACAGAAGAGTATTCTGTAAATTTCAGCAAGTGGAATCCTTTCACACCTGACATTACTTTCAATGTCCCATACGATGCTGTAGTTTCTGTTAGCGATGTAGAGCAAGGTATCCTTGATGTTTACATGGAAAGGTTTGCACAAGAATTGACTTATGAAGAAGAGGAGGAAGAAGGTGATGTAGAATCTGAAACTCAAGAATTGACTTATGAAGAAGAGGAGGAAGAAGGTGATGCAGAATCTGAAACTGCTGCTACTGAGGAATGATTCTTATGTAGTCGCACAAGTCGAAGAGATTGTTGCTGACTACGGTATGCCAAACTGCAAACTAATCCAACCATACGAAGTCATGAGCGAGGTTGACCTTCGCCCATGGCCGTGCTATACTGACCAGGAAGAGGTGCTCTTCTCGTCTGACAACATCCTGACTATCATTAGTCCAAATGCAGACGTTGTAAAAGCATACATCGATGTGGTCCCATCCGTGATTGACGAAGAGGTTGACGAAGAGGTTGATGAAGTTTTACAAGAACGTTGAGCAAGTTGGTAACAAGATTCTTGTCCGTGCCCATGAGAATGGCACGGATGTGCAATACAGGGAGGACTTCAAACCCTCCCTTTTTGTTTCTTCAAAAAAAGATGTAACAGATTACAAAAGTCTCGACGGTCGTCCTTTGCGTCGTGTAATGCCAGGAAGAATTTCTGACTGTCGTCAGTTTTTGCAACAGTATGCTGACGTTGAAGAATTTGAGATTCATGGTAATACTAGATACTTATACCAATACATTAACGACAAGTATCCAGGAGATGAAGTCAAATTTGATAGCTCTCTCATTCGTGTCTTCACGGTTGATATCGAGACGGGAGCAGAGAATGGTTTTCCTAACATCGAATCTGCTGACCAAGAGATTCTTCTTATATCTTTGCATGATTCTTTTACCAATCGTATCACTGTGTGGGGTAGCAAAGCTTTCCCTAATAAAGATAAGCAGGTTGATTACATTCATTGTGACGATGAGATAAAACTTCTCCACTCGTTTCTGGGATGGTGGCAACAAAATATCCCCGATGTAATCACTGGATGGAATGTCCAACTATTCGATATTCCATATATCTGTCGCCGTATGACTCGTATGATTGGCGACAAATACACCAGGATGTTGTCTCCATGGAAGATGGTCTCTGACCGTGAAATTTATATCAAGGGTCGTAAGCAGATTGCATATGACATCACTGGTGTTTCTTGTCTTGATTATCTTGAGTTATATAAGAAGTTTACTTATACTAACCAGGAATCATATCGCTTAGACCACATCGCATTTGTGGAGTTGGAGCAGAAGAAACTTGACCACTCTGAGTTTGATACTTTCAGAGAATTCTATACAAATGACTGGCACAAGTTTGTTGAATATAACATCCATGACGTGCGTCTGGTAGACCGTCTTGACGACAAGATGAAACTTCTGGAGTTGGCATTCACCATGGCATATGATGCCAAGGTAAACTATGAAGATGTATACTCTCAGGTCCGTATGTGGGATAATATTATCTTCATCTATCTTGATAAACAGAAGATTGCTATTCCCCCTAAGCAGAAATCTTTTAAGGACACCCAGTATGCTGGTGCATATGTGAAAGAGCCTGTCCCTGGCATGTATGACTGGGTGGTATCGTTTGACCTTAACTCTCTATACCCTCACCTTATCATGCAATACAACTTGTCTCCAGAGACGCTCCTATCACGTCGTAGTAGTGTCAATGTAGATATGCTGTTAGACAAAGATCATGACACTTCTGACCTTGTAGGAGAAACAATGTGTGCCAACGGCACTCATTACACAACCAAGGAGCAGGGATTCTTGCCTAAACTGATGGATAAAATCTATCAGGACCGCACGATTTATAAGAAGAAGATGCTTGCTGCAAAGCAGCAATACGAAAAAACTCCTACTATGGAATTGAGGAAAGAGATTTCTAGATGTAACAACATTCAGATGGCACGTAAGATTCAACTTAACAGTGCTTATGGCGCGATTGGCAATGAGCACTTCCGTTATTATAAGTTGGAGATTGCAGAAGCCATCACACTTTCTGGACAACTGTCTATTCGTTGGATTGAAAAGAAGGTAAATGAATATCTAAATAAACTACTCTCTACAGACAAGGAGGATTACGTCATTGCATCAGACACTGACTCAATCTATCTTAATCTCGGACCTCTTGTTAATAAATTTTTTAGTGCTAAGTCTGGCGACAAAACAGCAATTGTGGGTATACTTGACAAGATATGCCAAGAGAAACTGGAACCTTTTATTGAATGTTCATATCAGGAATTGTCTGATTACTTGGCGGCGTACGATCAGAAGATGAAGATGAAGCGTGAGAATATCGCTGAGCGTGGCATCTGGACTGCTAAGAAGCGATACATTCTCAACGTGTGGGATAGCGAAGGAGTCCGATATGCTGAGCCTAAGATGAAAATCATGGGATTGGAAACTGCTAGGTCCTCGACACCTGCATACTTCCGTGATAAACTATACACAGCATTCAAGATTATCATTACCCAAAAGAATGATGATGTCATTAGTTTCATTGATGAAATCAAAGGAGATACTCGTGAGCAAAATTATTTAAACATTGCTTTCCCTCGCGGTGTTAATGGTCTGGACAAGTATCGTAATGGCACAGACATCTATGCTAAGGGCACTCCAATTCATGTTAGGGGTGCGTTGCTTTATAATCACTATGTCAGGAAAAATAATGTAGAAAATAAATATCCTGTTATTCAAGAGGGAGAGAAGATTAAGTTTATCTATCTCAAGACACCAAACCCTATTGGTGAAAATGTAATTTCTTTTTTCCAGCAACTGCCCACGGAATTGAATCTTGAGAAGTATGTAGATTATCAATTACAGTTTGAGAAGTCATTTCTTGACCCACTAAGAAATGTGCTAGAATCTATTGGATGGCAGTCCGAAAAGCGTGGCAATCTAATGAGTTTCTTTTGAGGTATTATGAGTTTTCTAAACAATGTTATTAAGGAGTTGAATAATGAATATGCAACAGTGGTTGATGAAGGCGTCTCCACGGGGGATTGTGATTCGTTTGTGGACACTGGCTCTTACATCCTCAATGCTCTTGTGTCTGGGAGCATTTTTGGTGGTCTCCCAGCAAACAAAATCACTGCGCTTGCAGGAGAGTCCAGCACAGGTAAAACCTTCTTTGCCCTCTCGGTAGTCAGGAGTTTCCTTCAGTCGAATCCAGATGCTCAGGTGATTTACTTTGAGACGGAATCTGCTATTTCTAAGGACATGATGGAGACTCGCGACATTGATGTGAAGCGTGTGGGATTGGTCCCTGTCACTACTGTGCAGGAGTTTCGCACCCAGAGCATTAAGGTTGTTGACGAATATATGAAATTGAAGAAAGAGGATAGACCTCCTCTGCTCTTTGTGCTAGACTCTCTTGGGATGCTGTCTACCTCCAAGGAAGTGCAGGATGCTACTGATGGCAAAGAGACCCGTGACATGACCCGTGCTCAGGTTATCAAATCCATCTTCCGTATCCTGTCACTCAAACTTGGACAGGCAGGTATTCCACTTATCGTTACCAACCACACTTATGAAGTTGTTGGTGCTTATGTCCCTACAAAAGAAATGGGTGGAGGTACTGGATTGAAATATTCTGCATCTAGTATTCTTTTCCTTTCTAAGAAGAAAGAAAAAGATGGCACTGATGTTGTAGGAAATATTATTAAGGTGAAGACACAGAAATCGAGATTCACTAAAGAAAACTCACAAATTGAAACACGATTATTCTATGACTCACGCGGACTTGACAAGTATTATGGACTATTGGAATTGGGTCAGAAATACGGAGTCTTCCAGCGCAGGGGTAATAGGATTGTTTTTGGGGAATCTTCCGTTTATCCTTCTGTTGTACTTTCTAATCCCGAAAAATATTTCACCCCCGAAATAATGCAAGCATTAGACGAAGCAGCAAAGAAAGAATTTATGTATGGTAGCGGCGATGAGTGAGAGAATTGAAACAACTATTCTACGCAACCTTCTGTGTAATGAGCAATTTTATAGAAAGGTTGTCCCCTTCGTAAAACCAGATTACTTTGATGAGCAACATGAAAAAGTAATCTACGAAGAGGTGTGGGATTTTGCAAGTAACTATGACTTGATGCCCACTTCAGAAGTGTTGATTATCAACTTACAAAATAGAAAAGACCTTAATGATGAGACCTATCAAAACGCTGTTAAGACGATTCAGTCGCTTCATGATGACTCCGTTGAATACAACTGGTTACTTGACACGACGGAGAAGTGGTGTAAAGACAGAGCAATCTATCTCGCCTTACTTGAATCGATCAAGATTGCTGATGGAGGAGAGAAGAAAGTTTCAAAGGATGCGATACCCAGCATACTCCAAGAAGCCTTGGCGGTATCTTTCGACGAGCACGTCGGTCACGACTACATCGAAAACGTCGAAGAGCGTTATGATTTCTACCATCTGGAAGAAGATAAGATGCCTTTTGACTTGGAGAAATTCAATCTAATTACAAAAGGTGGTCTTCCTAATAAGACTCTCAATGTAGCATTGGCAGGCACAGGTGTAGGTAAGTCTCTATTCATGTGTCACTGTGCTGCTCAGGCATTACAGCAAGGAAAGAATGTCCTCTACATTACATGTGAGATGTCTGAGGAAAAGATTGCTGAGCGTGTTGACGCCAATCTTCTTAATGTAAATATCAGAGATATTGCATCACTTCCCGAAACTATTTTCACATCTCGTATCAAAGACATCGGACGCAAGACGATGGGTAGGTTTATAATCAAAGAATACCCTACTGCATCTGCACACGTTGGACACTTTAAGTCTCTTCTTAATGAGTTGTCATTGAAGAAGACTTTTAAACCAGATATCATTTTTATTGACTATCTAAATATCTGTGCCTCTGCAAGATACAAAGGAGCTATTGTAAACTCCTATACATATGTCAAAGCAATCGCTGAAGAACTACGAGGGTTGGCAGTGGAATTCAATCTTCCAATCGTTTCTGCTACCCAGACTACTAGGTCTGGGTATGGTAATTCTGATGTCGATCTCACTGATACCAGTGAGTCCTTTGGCTTGCCAGCTACTGCTGACCTTATGTTTGCTCTCATCTCTACAGAGGATTTGGAAAAGGATGGTCACATTCTTGTAAAGCAATTGAAAAACAGATACAACGATTTAAATTATCATAAGAAATTTCTCGTTGGTGTTGACAGGTCAAAAATGAAGTTGTATAATGTCGATGTCCCAGATTCTTCAATCACGATCGCTGATGAGGAATACGAATATGAGGAGCAACCTCAAACCAAAAACAAATTTACTAAGTTTACTGAATTTATTGTATGACCAAGACTATGAAACGTAATATTGATTTCTCTAAGTATGAAGAGTTTGTAGATGCTGTCACATCCGATAGTTCTAAAGATTTTGTCAGTCTTGCTGACCGTCTGGGTGACCTTGACCGCCAGGGTGCCAATATTGAACGTCTTACCACTGCTGGCGTTGGGCTTGCTGCTGAGTCTGGTGAGTTCCTTGAGATCATTAAGAAGATGGTGTTTCAAGGTAAACCTTGGAATGACGACAATAGAGAGCATCTTATTATTGAGTTGGGTGACGTTATGTGGTATGTGGCACAAGCTTGTATGGCTTTGGACATATCTTTTGATGACGTTATCGTAAGGAACGTAGAGAAACTAGAGAAGAGATATCCTAAAGGAACTTTTGACCCTTACTTCTCTGAAAATCGTGCCTCTGATGATAGATAATATATAGTTAGCACCTACAAAATATACTGATGCAAGTAACTATTAAAGCACCAGACGGTACAGAATCTACTTTTGATTGTGCTCCAGACCAATATATTCTAGACGCTGCTGATGAGGCAGGTTTAGATATGCCATATTCATGTCGTGCTGGTGCTTGTAGTACCTGTGCTGGTAAAATTGAAAGTGGTACAGTAGACCAAGAAGAGCAATCGTTTATAGATGATGACCAATTGGAAGCAGGATTTCTTCTAATGTGTGTTTCATATCCCACCAGTGATGTAGTAATCTACTCAGAAAAAGAAGAGGAACTTTACTAATGGAAATTCTAATGATCGCTCTTATCGCTGGAACACTGTTCGGTGCCTACAAACTTACCCCTAAAAAATGATGCAAACACTCTGGATTCACACGGTAGCTTTTTTCCAAGTGGTGGTAATGAATTGTATTCAACCAGTTAATTGGCAATATTGCTATCGTGTTGACCAGTGGTTATTGCCAGAAGTAATAGAAGGATACCAGATATGGTCTGGAGAAAAACATCCATATCAATCAGAAAAAGACTATCTTAAAGACCTTCCCTAAATACTTTGCGGGAGGTTTTTTATATGGCTTGGGTAAGTTTATCACCACTAAGATTCGTCCAATCTTTTAAGACGAAAAAGAATAAAGAAACTGCATCTGCTGTGATGAAAGCTGCTGGGGTTGAGCAACTTGATTTAACGAAATTTAAAATCGATGATAGTTTTATGAATGGTGAATTTATTGCCATGCCAAATTTTAATGCTAGAAGAAGTGGATTAAGTAATATAGTTATTAAAACTGGGGCTGCCACAGTAAATAAAATTATTAACGCATATAAAAATAAACCCAACATTGGCAACTATAAAAATGGACAGGAAGTAGAAATTAAGTTTGCACAAAACTATAACTTCCAAGGAGGTAAACTTCCACAAGTAGTTAAATTTGTGCAGACATCAAAACTCAATGTAAATGCTGCTGGAGTGAAAGTCAGCGCAGCTGCTATGACAGCAATGTCTGAGTTGGGAGTTTTATGGGTAATGCGTCAAGCAATACAAAGAAATAAAAATTTTAATAGTGCTGACGATATTAAAGAAGATAAAGAGACTTGGAAAGAGTTGGTAGATATTTGGACTCTGATTGGGAAGATGCCAGACGGACCAGATGACTCATGGTTAGATACTTTCTATCAATCTAATCGAGCATTCCTGCGAGTGATTTCTAGTCCATCATTTACAGAATTTAATAGAGGGAAGTATCACGCTAACAATACAACGTATACCATACCAGGGTCGGATTCCAGTGATTCTTTTATGGAATACATAAGCGATTTTATTAATAAAAATTATGGCATATCAAAAAAAGATAATTGGAATCCAGCTGATATTTGGTTGATTAAAAACAAAGATAAGTGGAAGAGACAGATTGAAGCATCATGTAAATATGATGGACCTAAGAGTAGTGCAAGTGCCATGGTAAATCTTGAGCAGTTGAATAGTATTCTGAGGAATGCATACAACAGTCATGAAATCATAGGAGTGTCTTTAAAGAAGATTACTAAAGGACAGGAAATGATTTATGTGGCAGTTAACACAACAGAGAAATTTATTTCTGATAGAAGTGACACAGAATTTAAAAAACAATATGCATTCTCTGGAGCACACTCATATTTTGATGAGGCAAAAGATGGTCCTATTACACAGGACACAGTTATCTGGTGCGCTAATGATAAGGTAAGTTTTCAGGTGAAGGCGAATAGTAGCTCTGATAAAAGTGGGTCTGGACTTAAATATGAAGGCACCGAAAGACCACGCACTGGGGCAAGATTAGGTAAAGCAACAGTCAGTTTAGTTGTTGATTTGATGAGTAGTTATGGATTGAATTTTGATACAAATAAAACTTCTTATCCTTTCTCTCCAGAAGAGTTTGATTCTAAGAAAGACGACTATGTGAAGAAATTAAAATTCCTTGATAGCAAGGGTGTGACACTTTACAAAACGACCAGATTGACTCCAGAGCAGGCGGCTGATAGACTAGAGTATACGTTACAGGTCCAACCGTGGGTGGGGAATTCAAAGTGTCAGCAAATTACATGGTTGGATAAAATCATGCATTTGAGTCCTGATGATTTAAATAATTTTTTAGCAGACATGTTATTCCTTTCTAAGAAGGAAGGCAAAGGATACGGACCTTTCGGAAAGATATACTGATGTCTAAGAATACACACCTAGAACACTTAGAAGATAGTATCTTGTTTGATGGCAAGCAGGGTGCAGTGGATGCATTTAAGTTTTTAGATTTGCTTGCCACTTCTTTTTCTGGTAAACCTACTAAGAATTTTAAGGTAACCACCAAGTGGGATGGTGCTCCTGCTATTTTCTGTGGTAAGTATCCTGGCACAGGTGAGTTTTTTGTTGGCACAAAATCTGTCTTCAACAAAGATGCGAAGATTAACTTTGCTCCAGAAGACGTTGATATGAATCATGGTCACGCTCCTGGACTAGTTGCCAAGTTGAAAGATGCTCTGAAGTATTTTCCTAAACTTGGTATCAATGGTGTAGCACAGGGTGACTTGTTATTTACAGATGATAAGAAGTTTGAAACGATTGATGGTAAAAGATGCATCACTTTCAAACCCAATACAATTACATACTGCATTCCTGAGGACAGTGACTTATATGAGAAAGCGAAGAATGCTAAGATTGGTGTAGTATTTCACACCACTTATAGAGGTTCATCTATTGAAACTTTATCTGCTACCTTTGGATATGATGTCAAGAAATTGAGAAGCAGTCGCGATATCCTTGTGTTGTCTGCTGAGATTGATGAGTTAGGTAAGGATGTCCTACTGACAGATGCAGAGAAAGTGAAACTAATGAGGATGAAGACTGCCAGTGCAGCTTTAGTTAGAGTAACTGGTGGATTCCTTGATGAGGTTGCTGCACAGATTGAGGCAAACGACCAGTTAACTGTTGGTCCCAGATTAAAAATATATTTCAATACCTATGTTAGACAGGGACGCAAGGTTACCAATACCAAGCAGTTTGTCAATAACTTTAAGGAATACTTTGAGGGTGAAGTGCAGAAAGCAGTTGCCAAGGTAAAGACACCTAAGGCAAAGGCAACTAAACTTGCAAAACTATATGCGGGTCTGGATTTTATCGAAGCAAATGAAGCGCAGATGATTAAGGCAGTTGGACTATATACAACGTTGCAGAATGCTAAAACATTCTTTGTCCGTAAACTGGAGAGGGGTGAGAAGATTGGCACTTATCTACAAACAGAAAACGGTTATGAGATAACAGCACCAGAAGGATTTGTTGCTATCAGTGAGGAAAGGAATGCAATCAAGTTAGTAGACAGATTGTCATTCAGTGTTGCAAACTTTAACGTATCCAAAGACTGGGTGGCAGGAGATAAATGAGAGTAGTAGTAGCGTGGGGTAGATTTAATCCTCCAACAATTGGACATCAAAAACTCATTGAGGCAGTTGCTAAGATTGCTAAAGGAGATGACTACTTCATCTATCCTACTCATACTAACAAGAAACCAAAAGACCCTCTTCCATCTGATAAGAAGGTGGAGTATATGAAGAAGATGTTTCCTACTCATGCAGCACATATTATTTACAATAAAGATATAAATACTATCATCAAACTATTGCAGGAATATCAGGGGACTTATACTGATTTGACACTGGTTGCTGGGTCGGATAGAGTTCCTAGTTATAAAACACTATTAGATAGAAATAATGGTGTGGAATTTACATATAGGTCAGCGGAATGTGTGTCTGCTGGAGAAAGAGATCCAGATGCAGATGGTGCTGCAGGTATGTCCGCAAGTAAGATGAGAGATGCAGCAGAGAAAATTGATACAGAGACCTTTAAGAAGGGTATCTCTGAT